CAGACAATGGAGCCAGAGGTAGAGATCCTCTCGGTCAAGAAAAAATGCATAGAGATGTTAAAAATAAAGATAGAAAAATTAGACCTAAATTTAAAAATAGCAACCCTTTAGCTAGAGAAATTGCAAATTCTATGAATTTATTTAATAATAATAAAAAAATATTGCAAGAAGAGTCTGGTTTACTAGATGAGTCTAATTTAATCAACAAGGACTTAACATAACGAGGATTTTAATATATTTATATATGAATATAAGTATGTACTGAAAAAGGAGAACTTTTAGTGGCTAAAAATATCAAACATTCGAAAATAAAAAATACTGGAGTATTATTTGAACTATTAGTTAGGCAAATAACTACCGATACATTAAATGGAATTGAAAAATCTCCTGCATTAAACATAGTAAAAGAATATTTTTCAAAAGGAAAGGCTTTAAAAAAAGAACTGGATTTATATAGCTCTTTAACTAAAGAAAAATTTGCTTCTTCAAGTAAGGCTGAAAAATTTTTAGATATGGTTTTAATAGAAAGAACTAAAATTACTTCTACAGAATTAAAACGTCAAAAATATAATCTAATAAAAGAAATAGGTAGAAATTATTCTCTAGACACTTTTTTTAGAACAAAAATAAACAACTATAGGGTAAACGCCTCAATATATCAACTATTTGAAGGAATAAATTCTACTGAAGTTAAAAACCCTAGATTAATTCTTAATTTTAGAGAAACTATAGTTGAGCATGTAATTTCTAATTCTCCTAAATCTCAACAAGAAAAAATGATTAAAGAATATTCAAAGCAAGATAAATCTATGCGATTGTTGAGCTATAAAGTACTTTTAGAAAAGTTTAATGAAAAGTATGGAAAAGCATTAAACACTGGGCAAAAAGTATTATTAAAAAAATATATAAGTGGACAGAACCAAAAATTAGTAGAATACTTAAATGTTGAAGCTAAAAGTAGTAAAACAAAAATTAATGCTTTTGCAAATAAAATTAATGATAAGATAACTGTAATTAAATTAAAAGAAGTATCTAATCAACTGGATAAAATACAAAACGCAAAAACCCCTACTGATTCTTATCTAACAACAATGATGAATGTATACGAACTAATACAGGAGTTAACTAATGTCCGTTAGTGAAGAATTAAAAAAAATAATAGATGAAATAATTGGTGAAGATTGTGGTTGTATGGACGAAGATCTAGAAGAAGTATCAACTACAGCAAATGTAGCAGGATACCAAACCCCATACGCGTTTACAAGTAAAAAATCTAAAGACAAAAAAGATAAAATAGCTACTACTAGCACAGGATATACTGTTGTAAAAGAAATGTATGACCAAAATTATCCGTCGTTTAAACAAGATGAAGGTAAAAATTCTAAACAAAAGGTAAATGGAGCTATTAAAGAAATAAATAAAAGACTTTTTCAAATAGAAAGAATAATTAATAGAGCTTCAAAGCTAAAAAGTGAAGACGGAATCACTAATGACAAATATTGGAAATCTACTGGCCCAAGGATAAATAAAATAGCTGAAAGATTATTCAAAGTATCTAAAAAACTAAGAGAAATTGCGGGGTAAATTATGCACAAAAACGAAGTTACATGGCAACAATTTAGAAATAATATAAAAAATAAAACTTTTATACACGAAGGCAAAGAAGTCAAAGGATGGGACTTGCCAATGCATAAGCAAACTAAAATGTACTCTGAAATGTCTTACAATAGAAGTACATACGCAGCATATATTAATAGTGGAGTAAAAAATGTCTAAGTCACTACTTATAGATTATACACCGTTTGAAGTATCGCCTCAAATGATAAATGAATCAGAATCAAAAAACAATGGTAGAGTAATAGTTACAGGTTGCCTACAAAGAGCTGAGGCAAAAAACCAAAACGGTAGAGTATATCCAAAAGAAATATTAATGCGAGAAGTTGCAAATTACAAAAAAGTTCAAATATCTGAAAAAAGAGCACTTGGAGAGTTAGACCATCCAGAATCTTCTGTTGTAAATTTACAAAACGTTTCACATAACGTATTAGAAGTTTGGTGGAAAGGTGATGAAGTTATGGGAAAAGTAGAAGTACTTAGCACTCCAGCCGGAAATATACTAAAAGAACTACTTAAAGCAGGAATAAAATTAGGAATAAGCTCAAGAGGACTAGGTAGTGTCGAAGAGCTTAGAGAAGATCCAGGGTCTGTAGAAGTAAAAGATGATTTTGAATTAATTTGTTGGGACTTTGTTTCTAATCCATCTACACATGGAGCTTTTATGAGCCCAACTATGAATGAAAGCATAAATAAAACAACAATAAAAGAAAATAAATACACTAAGGTTAACGGATTAATATCCGATATTCTTTGCGAAATGACTGGAAAATGTGAAATACCTAGTCATAAAAAGAATCCTTGTGGATGTGGAGGTAAATAATGGCATTTTTAATAAATAACGCGTACGGACCATATGGAAGATATAATGAAGTTGTTACAGTAAACAATGCAACTAAAGGGTTTCAATCAGGCTCAAATTTAGGAGCCGCTGCTGTAATTAAAGAGGATGGCGCAACTGGAACACTTACTCTTGCTAAAGGAGGAACTATAAACCTTGCCCACCTAACTGCAGGAAGTTTGTATGAAATAGGAATATCAGCAGTTACAGTTTCTAACACAAAAGATGTATACGTACTTAAAAGATAGAGGTAAAACATGAAATTAAAAAAGATATTATCGGAAAGTAAACTACGACCAGAACAAAAAGCTATTTTTTTAGAAGCAGTTTCTAAATTTAACGACTTTGGAAAAAATATATATAGAGAAGGCGACTTAAAAGAGGTTGTAGAATCAATTAAAAAATTATCTGCTAGTGCAGGAAATTATATTGTTTCTGAAACAGATAATTGGTTTGATGGAGTTACTGTTAAAAAAGATGTCAAAGAAATAAATACTGCATCTCAGCTCTTTGAAAAAACGGCTTTAGAAATGGCTTCATTACAACAAAGACTTGAATCATTATATGAAGATTTAGGATCCAAACTTGGTAGATATTATGAGTTAGGCGAAGCTCTTGACCCAGTTGGTAAGGAAGACGGAGATATAGATAATGACGGCGACAAAGACAAAACAGACGATTACTTATTAAATAGAAGAAAAGCTGTTTCTAAAGCAATTAAAAAGCAATAGGGAAAATATAATGAAAAAATCTGAATTTAGATCTATAATAAGAGAAGCTATTGCTAAAATATTAGCAGAAAAAGCAGGAATAATAACTGAAAAGTTTCAATCTAAAACCGCTAGTAAACTATATAGTAAATTAAAAGGACAAGATGCAAAATTCTTTCAAGCATTTGCTAAAACATATAGTGTAGATTGGGCAAATGCTCCAGAAGAAGCTTTTGGCAAAGGACCAGATCCTAAAAAAGTAAACTTCTTTTTTGTAAATAAAGATAAAAAAAATCCATTTGCAAAAAGTGGCTATAGCTACGATCTTACAATTAGACCAGGACTTATTGGTGTAACTAGAGGAAAAGAAAAGATTCACGTTAGTAGAGACAGATATGACAGAAGTACTGGTAAGACAACATATTCTGCTACTGGTGAAAAATCTAAAGGTCGTGGTACTGGCTCCGCAATGGGTACTAATTTAGACCAACTACACAACTATAAAAGGTTTGCAGAGGTTGCAGATGAAGTAATTACTATTGACCTTAGTAAAATAGGAGATTCTAAAGACTTAAAGGCAAGTAGAGCAGCTGCAAAAGCAGGAGCAACTGCGCTTATTGACGCAAAAACAATTGCTGCTCAAAACAGAAGTAGATACGAAACAATATTAAGAGATAGATTGGCAAATTCTAGTCCAGGCGATCAAATAATTAAAATGGTAGATGCAGTTACTAAAATGTATAAATCTTCTGTTGATAAACAATTAGATATGTTAAAGAAGAAAAAAGTTTCTTCTGGTTGGAACGATTCTGCTACTAAAATACAACGAGCATACAGAGATATACTACAAGATTTTGAGTACTATTTACGTGCAGAAAACAATGCAGTAAAAGGTGCAGACAGAGATAAGGCAGAAAAACTTAAACGTGGAGACAAAGCCTCTTGGAGTGAAGAAAAGTATTACCAAAAAGAAATGATTAAATATGCAAGAGGTATACAGTCAAAATTTAAAACATTAAAGGCAGATCTTAACAAAGTAGACACAAGCAAAGACTATATGGATCTTAGATAAAAAATAACAAAAGTGAAATTAAGTGGCATATATTTTTATATGTCATTTTTTTTGTTTATATTAAAGTAATTAAACGTTTAACTAAAAATAAATTTATGCAAAAAAACTTTAAAAACAACCGTAATCAAAATAGAGACGGTTTCAAAAAAAGACCCTTTAAGGGCAAACGCCATAGAAGAGAGGACTTTTATGTCCCTGGTCATGGACTAGCGGTAAAAGTACCAGATGAAGCTCCAGGAACTTTAGAAAAAGCTTTAAAATATTTAAAGAGACAGCTAAAAGATGATGATACAATGATGACGCTTAGAAATAACCGTTATTATGAAAAACCATCAATGAGAAGAAGGAGAGAGCTTGACGAAGCCAAACGCTGGCAATGGACTTTAGACAGAAAAGCAGAAAGATACGACAAAGGACATTGTTGGACAGCAATTATTGATGGAAAAGCTAGCTAAAAAGCTTAAAATCACTAAAATATTATTTAAAAGGGAACATTTTTTGTTCCCTTTTTTACTTTTAGTATATTTGTATATATTTATAACAGTAAAACGATCTAAAAATACACCATCTCTATATGGTAGTAACAGATCACTATTAAAATTCTATTAAGGTTCAAAATAACCTTATTTCCAAATTAAAATATTAAGGAGAAAAATTATGGCTGAAAGCAACTTGCTTAAGGAAGCTATCGCTGACGCAAAAGCTGTTAGAGAAACTGCAATTGCAAACGCAAAGCTAGCCCTTGAAGAAGCTTTTACTCCAAAACTTCAATCTATGCTATCTAAAAAGATAGAAGAGGAAGCTGAGGATACTGACGAAGACGAATTAGAAGAACAAACTGATTCATCTGGATTAGGTAAAGGTGACAACAAGGTAGATCAGGCTGATGGTAATGACGAAGAGAAAGCTGAAACTAAAACTAGTTCAGACGCTCCTGGAACTGAAGATGACAACTTAGATGTTGTTGACAAACTTACTGAAGGTGAGCATGACGAAGATCCAGAAGAAATGGCTGACATGGAAGAAGATTTAGATCTTGAAGAAATTATCAAAGAGCTTGAAGAAGAAGACGAAGAAGAAAAAACTGAAATGGCTTACAAAGAAGATGAAGACATGGAAGAAACTGAAGACATGGACGAAGGTTCTTACAAAGAAACTGAAGACATGGATGAAGATGAACACGTGGATGAAACTGATGACGTTGAAGAAACTGAAGACATGGAAGAAGACATCGACTTAGATGAAATCATCAAATCTCTAACAGAAGAAGATGAAGACGAAGAAGTTAATGAGAATGACGAAATTGAAAAGAAAGAAGAAGAACTTGAAGAAGCTTATTCTACTATTCGTTCATTAAAAGCTACAATAAATGAAGTTAATTTATTAAACGCTAAATTATTGTTCTCAAACAAATTATTTAAGTCTCACAACTTAACTGAAGGACAAAAGATGAAAATCATCGAAACTCTTGATAGAGCACAAAGTACTAGAGAAGTTAAATTAGTTTATTCTACTTTAGCTGAATCTTTATCTGCAGGCGCTAGCAAGAAATCAACAATTAAAGAGGGAATCGCATCAAGACCAACTAAATCTACTGCACCTGCAAAGGAAGTGATAGTTGAATCTAATGAATTCTCAAGTAGAATGAAAAAATTAGCAGGATTGCTATAATTAAAAATTTAGGAGATTAATAAAATGTCAAACAACATTTCAAACTTATTAGACGGATCCAGTAATGCTCACGCAAATCAACTGGCTCAAACAAAAGGTCTAGTTAGCAAGTGGGAAAAGACTGGTCTTTTAGAAGGCATCAACCAAGAATATGAAAAATCTGGTATGGCTGTACTTTTAGAAAACCAAGCGAAGCAACTAATTGATGAGGCTTCAACTACTTCTGGCGGGACTACAAACAAAGAACAATGGTCTGGAGTTGCTCTTCCTTTAGTACGTAGAGTATTTGGTGAAATCGCTGCAAAAGATTTTGTATCGGTACAACCAATGAACCTACCTTCAGGACTAGTATTCTTTTTAGACTTTAAATACGGTGACAATGTCGGTAGTGCAACGAAGTTTTTCGAAGCAGGTAAAGATATTCACGGTAACACTTCAAGCTCTGCTCTTACAGGTGGACTTTATGGTGACGGTAAATTCGGTTACTCATTAGCTAACAGAACTGTATCTTCAATAACACCAACTGCTCAGGCATCAGCATCTTGGAAAGATGTAGGTTTTGCTGCTGAGTTAGAAGAAGCTGCAACTGCTGGTGATATTGCAAAATTAACATTTACAACTGCACAGTTAACTGGAGAAGACGGATTAGTAGTTGACTTAACTGCTTTAGGTGGAATTCAAATTTCATCTTCAATGGGTAGAAATAGTAACGCTGCTTCATCTTCATTAGCATCTGTAACTGATACTTTAGGTACTTATACTGTAGTAAATTCGGCTGGTAACATTGATGTATTCTATCAAACAATCCAAGGTCTTACTACTGACAAAGGAATTACAGACGCAACTATTACATTCCCAGCAGCTACAACTGCAGATCAAAGAAATGACTTTGAAGCTACTGCATCTGTAGACGCTAACTTATCTACTCAAGATATGGGTATTCCAGAAATCGACGTTGAATTAAGAAGTGAAGCTATTATTGCTAAGACAAGAAAGCTTAAAGCTGCATGGTCTCCAGAGTTCGCTCAAGACTTAAACGCTTACCACTCAATCGACGCTGAAGCTGAATTAACTTCAATGTTATCTGAGTATATCTCAATGGAAATTGATTTAGAAATACTAGATATGTTATTAAAAGACGCTTTAACTGTTGACTACTGGTCAGCTGCTCTTGGTGAAGTTTATGACGGTTCAGGTACTTTCTTATCACCAACTGCTGCAGAAGCTTACACTCAGTTCTCTTGGTTCCAAACTTTAGGTACTAAAATACAAAAAGTATCTAATAAGATTCACCAAAGAACTCTTAGAGGTGGTGCAAACTTCGTTGTTTGTTCTCCAGAAGTTGCAACTATCTTAGAATCTATTCCAGGATACGGTGCAAACACTAACGGTGACCAAGCTTCATTTGCAATGGGTGTACAAGCTGTAGGTACTCTACAAAACAGATTTACTGTTTACAAGAATCCTTACATGCAAGACAACGCAATGTTATTAGGTTTCAGAGGATCTCAATTCCTTGAAACTGGTGCTGTATATGCTCCATACATTCCGTTAATCATGACTCCATTAGTTTACGATCCTACAAACTTTACTCCACGTAAAGGTGTAATGACTCGTTACGCTAAGAAAATGGTTAGACCAGAATTTTATGGTAAAATCTATGTTGCTGGCTTGAACAGAATCTAAGATTTAACATATTATTTATATTAAAGAGAGGCTAAGAAATTAGCCTCTTTTTTTTATGCCTTGATATTTATAGTAAATAAAGGAGGTTATTATGGCAAAACAAAACATAGAAAAATCCGTACCAAAGGGAAATATTAAATTTTCAATAGCTCTTTCAGAAGAACAAAAAGTAGCAAAGCAAGCAATGCTTCACCACCCGTATAATTTTATAGTAGGAAAAGCAGGTAGCGGTAAAACATTATTAGCATGTCAAGTTGCATTAGATATGTTTTTTAAACGTATGATTAACAAAATAATTATAACTAGACCAACAGTATCTACAGAAGATAATGGATTTTTACCTGGTTCAGAAAAAGAAAAAATGGAACCATGGTTAGTACCTATTCGATCAAATATGAGAAAGGTATATAATAAACCAACAATTTTGGAAAAAATGGAAAACCAAGAAGACGTTGAACTAGTATCTCTAGCACACTTTAGAGGAAGAACATTTGAAAATTCAGTGGTAATAGTGGATGAATTTCAAAACCTAACACGATCTCAATTAAGAATGGCATTAGGAAGATTGGGAAAAGGTTCTACTATGATATTTTGTGGGGATAATCAACAGATAGATTTAAAAGATAAAAATTACTCTGCAATACATGATTTAGCAAAATTAACAGACTCAGAGTTTGTGTATAAAAGAATATTACTAGATAACCACCGACACCCAGCAATTGATAATGTTTTTGAAATGTTGATGGGCATGTAATTAAATAAAATACTTTTTGATATTTATATATAGAGGATAACTATGGCAACAAACATACCAATTTATGACGGATCAGCAGGGTCTATAAGCGGAAACACACCATTTGGATTATATGATTCAGATACTGGTTTTACTACTGATGGACCAAAGGTTGCTGACTGGTGCGCTAAAAGGTTAGGTTATCCTATAGTAGATATTGAAATGCAAGATGTTAATTTCTTTGCATGTTTTGAAGAAGCAGTAAGTGAATATAGTTCTCAAGTAAATTATTTTAATATTAAAGAAAATCTTTTGTCTTTAAAAGGATCTACAACTGGAAGTAATTTAACACACAAAGAAATAACGCCAAATTTTGATAGACTAATAACTTTAGCAAAAAGTTACGGAACTGAAGCTGGAAGCGGTGGTGATGTAACGTATTATAGTGCGTCAGTCGCAATATCTGCGTCTCAACAAGTATATGATTTAACAGATTCTAATTTTCTTAGTTTAGAAAGCGGAACTGCTGGTACAGACGATATAGAAGTAAAAAGAGTATTTTACGAAGGAACCCCTGCCATGTCAAGATATTTTGACCCATATGTAGGGACTGGATATGGTAGCGATCACTTACTAGACGGTTTTGGGTTTGGAAACTATAGCCCGGCAATTAACTTTTTAATGATGCCGATGTATGATGACCTATTAAGGGTTCAAGCAATAGAGTTTAATGACCAAATTAGAAAATCTGCATATAGTTTTGAGCTAAGAAATAATAGGCTAAGAATATTTCCAGATCCTAAAAACGCATTTACGCTTTGGATAGAATACATAAAAAGATCAGATAGAAAAGATGCTTTAAAAAACGGAACGGCAACTAATGTGGTTACTGATTTTTCAAACGCAGATTATGATAATATGCTTTACTCTAGTATAAACGATCCTGGAAAACAATGGATTAGAAAGTATACTTTAGCATTAGCAAAAGAACTACTAGGTAATATACGTAGTAAATATAGTTCAATACCTATTCCTGGGTCAGAAACTAATCTTGATGGTGAAACTCTTAGAAGTGAAGCATCTGTTGAAAAAGAAAACTTAACAACACAACTAAGAGAAGATTTAGAAGCGGCGTCTAGAAGAAATCTTTTAGAACGACAACAAGAAGAATCTGATTTTATGAATCAAACAATGAATAAAATTCCGTATGGAATATACATAGGGTAATTATGGCGTTATTTGGCGGAAGCAGAGATATTAGTCTTTTTAGAAAAGTTAGTAGAGAACTTGTAAACGACTTTGTAGACACAGAGGTAGATATTCTTAAAACTTCAGTGTACGATGTAAATGAAAATTTATATGGAGAGTCAATAGATAAAATATTTAAACCTGGAGTAAGAGTTAATTGTTTAATAGAATTAGAAGACCAAGAATGGGAAAGTACTGAACTAGGCCCAGATGTTACTCAACAATCAAAGTTTAGTTTTTTACGAGACGACCTACTACCTGCTGGAAGTATTGGCACACCCGCATCTAATATTGTATTAGAGGTTGGAGATATTATATACTGGAATTTAATATACTGGGAAATAGATTCAGTAATACAAAACCAATTAATAGTTGGAAAAGACCCAGAAAAAGATAAAGGATTTGTTTCAGGTGAAAGAGCAGAATTTGGATCTAATTTTTCAATAATATGTCAAACACATCAAACTAGAAAAAGTAGAACGCAATTAGAAAATATTAGAGTAGGATATAATAATTACGGATTATACGGCGAGTAAACATGTCAGAAAAATATAGATCAGAAAATAAGCGGGAAACACCATCTCCATTACCTTATGCAACGCCAGGAGCTCCACCAGCTGCTGCAGCTACGCAGTATTCTTCTGAAGCTGGTTTTACAATAGATTCATCTGGAAATAAATTATCTTCCAACAGAAGTTTACAAATAAACCGTGAAAACGACATAAAAAATGTAAGCGTTGGTTTATATGACGTAGATGAGGCTATTTATTATTATTTTGAAAATGTTATAAAGCCAAGAGTAAAAGAAGGCGATCGCGAAATAAAAGTACCTGTTATATATGGTTCTCCTGAAAGATGGAAATCAGTTCAAAAAACCGGGGTATTTAGAGACGAAACAGGTAAAATACAATTTCCAATATTAATATATAAGAGAACAGGAATAGAAAGACTAGAAGGATATAACAAGCTAGACGCAAATAATCCAAATCTTTTCTATAGTGTTGGAAGTAATTATAACGAAAAAAATAGGTATGATAATTTTGATATATTAATTGGAAGAAATCCTAGCCAAAAAACTCATAATATAGTAATACCAGATTATGTTAAACTTTCATACGAATGTATATTATTAACAGATTTTATTAATCACCAAAATAAAGTTATAGAAGATATAAACTATGCGGCTAATTCTTATTGGGGAAAAGATAACTATTATAAATTTTTAGCAAGTATGACTAACTTTAACCTAAATAATGAAACGGCTCAAGGAGAAGAACGCGTTTCTAGAGCAGAATTTTCACTGGAAATGAGCGGATATATTATACCAGATAATTTACAAAAAGATATGACACAACACAATAAATTAAATTACGGTGTAGCAAGAGTACAAATAGGAGGTACTACTACACAAACACTAAGATCGAATACTAAACAACAAGGTTTAGCAGGGAAATCAAGTTATTTTAAATAAAAAAGAGGTTACAAAATGGTAATATCACAAGACATTCAACAAAAACTAGAAAAACACAGAGAAGAAAAGGCTGAAGCAACTACTACAGCAAAAACATCTTCAGATAAAAAATTTAATGACGAAGAATTAAATAAAATAAATGAAATAAAAAGTAATTATGACTCAATAACATTAAGAATGGGACAACTCCATTTTGAGTTAAATAGTTTAACAACAGAAAAAAGTGATTTAGAATTTGCATTTAAGAAAAATAGGGAAGAAGAAATAGATTTTGCAAAACATCTTACAGAAAAATATGGAAAAGGATCTTTAGACATTTCTACTGGAATTTTTACTCCAACCGAATAGTTTTTGGATATTATTTCTATATTTATATATGAATATCTGTATTCACTTTTAATTACAGAATTGGATATATAAAGTAATAGAGGAGAACATAAATGGCCGAAAGAATTGTTAGTCCAGGTGTATTTACACAGGAAAACGACTTATCATTTTTACCAGTAGGTATTGGCGAAATCGGAGCAGTGATTATAGGAAACACTGAGTCTGGTCCAGCATTCGTACCAACAATAGTTCGTTCAATGAACGAATTTGAACTTAAATTTGGTAGCAGCACAAAAGGTACGTATGTACCATTTACAGTAAAAGAATATATTAAAAATGCAGGAGTTGTCACAATTGTTAGAACTCTTGGATTAGATGGATACACGGTTAATAACCAAGTATATTTAATAGCCTCTGGTTCGACAGTTGGTCCTTCAGGATCTACAGTTGCTGCAGGAGATCCATTTATATTAGGTGTTCTTCATTCATCAACTATTGGAGACACATCTACAAAAAATGGTACAATGACAGAAGATTCAATCTTAAACGGATCTATAACGGCTGGTAATAAAGCAACAGGTTCATTTACTTTTGTTGTCGGCGATGGAGAAAACAACAACGTAGAATTCCAAGTAGGTACTTCTGATTCAGATGAATTTAGATTTATTGGTGTTGGTTCTGGTACTGTCCCAGCAGATGGTACAGCTACATTTGGTCCTTATTACTTTGCTACTGGTTCTTCTGCAACCGCTACAGTAACGAATCTTGTTTCAGAAGTTAACACTCACGCAACAAACGTTACTGCAACGGCTAATGGAGCAGTAATAGAATTTACTTCATCAGCTACGGGTCTTAGTGGAAACAGCATTAGAGTTCAAACAGGTTCTGCTTCAACGTTCTCTACTCAATTAACACTAGCAGGTGGTACAGCAGATACTTTAGCTTCTACTGCTTTCCAAGGAGCACTAAATGGTAATGGTGTATTAACACTTAACAAATTTTTTGGAAATAGTAATCATTTAGCTTCTACATCAAACACAGCATCTTTAGATAAAACAAATGCAAATTATCTTCCTAACTTAATAGGAACAGATTCAGGTAAATTTTTACCAACGGCTGCACACAGTGATGGAAATTCTCCATCGTATGTTTATTCATTATTTAATTCACAGTCTTATGGCGCTACAAGTGCAAATCAAGGTGGTGGATATGGATTTACAAACTTAAGCGCTTCTTTTGGAACAATAGGTTTTACTTCGGCAAATTCTGTAACTGGAACAAACTCTAAAACTTCAGGTAAAGCTTTTAGAGCAGCAGCTACTCCATGGATAATATCTCAAACAACTAATGGAAACAATTTCCCATTATTTAGATTACATACTATGGCTCACGGTGATAGTTCAAATCAATACTATAAAGTTAGTATAGTAGCTATTAAAAAGGCTGGAAGTGTAAGCGGACAAGATTATGGAAATTTCTCTGTAACACTTAGAAAAATAGATGATACAGATAACAAAGTTGTTTCTGTAGAATCTTACGCAAACTGTAACCTAGATCCAAACTCACCAAATTATATTGCAAGATTAATAGGTGATAGAGAAGTTAGCTCAAATGCAAGCGGAAAAGTAATAACTACAGGAGATTATCCTAATATTTCTAGACACGTTAGAGTAGAAGTTCACGAAAACGTACGAAACGCTGTTTATTCAGATCAATTAGTACCATTTGGACATGAGGCTTATATCTCTCCATTCAAATTGGCTAATCAAAGTGCAACTGATAATCAAGATGCATTCTATCCAGAAGCTGCTTTAGTAACATCAAGAAGTTTAGCTACAGATACAACAACATACTTTGGATTGAACTTTGCTGAAGGTATATTAAACAATGGTATGAAAAACTATTTAGCTCCAATATCTGACACAGGTGCAACTGGTAAAAATAGAACATTCTTGCTATCAAATTGTACAAACGGAGCTGCTGGTGGAGAAATTACATTAGATAGCGATCTTAACAATAAAAGATTTACTGTTGGATTCCAAGGAGGATTTGATGGAGTTAATCCAGCTAAACAAGTAACTATTGGTAAAGATTTAGCTTCTGGAAATAGCTTTGGGTTTAGCTTTGCTAGTACTAGTGAAGAAGGATATAGGGTATATAAAAGAGCTTTAGATACAATATCTAATCCTGATGAAATTGATATTAATCTTATAGTTACACCAGGTATATTAACTGCCAATGCTTCTAATATAGTTAGTAAAGTTATTGAAGTTTGTGAATCTAGAGGAGACGCATTCTATGTAGTTGATGGTGTTAATTCACTTACTGGAGATTCAGTAACTGCAGCAGTAACTCAAGCCGCTAATTATGATACAAACTACGCTTCAATGTACTACCCATGGGTTAGAATATTTGATGCAAGTGTAAATAAATTCTTATTTGTACCACCATCAGTAGTTGTACCAGGCGTATACTCTTTTAACGATAAAGTTGCATTCCCTTGGTTTGCACCAGCCGGTTTAAATAGAGGAAGTTTAACTACTGTAACTGAACCATATTCTAGATTAACACACGCAGAAAGAGATGAATTATATGAAGGTAAAGTTAATCCAATTGCAATATTCCCTCAAGTAGGTGTATGTGTTTGGGGTCAAAAAACTTTACAAACAAAACCATCTGCACTAGACAGAATTAACGTTAGAAGATTATTAATTAAGCTTAAAAAGTTTATTGCATCTTCTACAAGATATTTAGTATTCGAACAAAACACAACTGCAACAAGAAATAGATTTTTAAACATAGTTAATCCATATCTTGAAACAGTACAACAGCAACAAGGTCTTTATGCATTTAAAGTTGTAATGGATGAGTCCAATAACACTCCAGATGTAATTGATAGAAATCAAATGAAAGGTGAAATATTCCTACAACCTGCAAAAGCTGCAGAATTCATTATTGTTGATTTCAACATCTTGAGAACTGGTGCTTCTTTCGAAGAATAAAATTAAGTAAAGATGATATTTATATATAGAGGAGAAAATAAATGGCAAATTTAGTCGACCCAAATGAAATAATGTTTACGGCCTTTGAGCCTAAACAGCAAAATAGATTTATATTCTATATTGATGGAATACCAGCGTATCTCATCAAAACTGCTGCAAGGCCAGTTCTTACAACTGAAACAGTTGAACTTCAACACATCAATGTTTCTAGGTACGTAAAAGGTAAAAGTACTTGGGGCCCAATAAGCTTAACACTTTACGATCCAATCGTTCCTTCAGGCGCGCAAGCAGTTATGGAATGGGTACGTTTACACCACGAGTCTGTAACAGGTAGAGACGGTTATGCTGATTTCTATAAGAAAGACGTAACAATTAATGTACTTGGACCAGTAGGTGATAAGGTTGAAGAGTGGACAGGTAAAGGTGCATATATTACAAGTGCTGATTTTGGAGCTATCGACTGGACTGCTACAAATGCTGTAAATGAAATTACAATGGAAATACAGTGTGACTATTGGATATTACAATTCTAATAGATATATAATCATATTAAAATTAAAGGCCCTATAACTTAGGGTCTTTTTTTGACTTATTTTTGCGGAAATATATATTTATATATGTTATACAAAATAGAGGAGAAAAGTTATGTCAGGAAAAGTAATAGACCCAGATTATCCAGGACAGGATAGATTATCAGATCAAGAAATTAAAAATTTAGCAATACAAGATGCTGGTTCAGCTGTTACAGCTGCAACTAAAAATTATCCGTTTCCAACTGAAACAATAGAATTACCTAGTAAAGGATTACTATATGCAAAATCTAATCCATTATCTTCTGGTACAGTAGAAATTAAATATATGACGGCAAAAGAAGAAGATATTCTTACTTCTCAAAATCTTATTAAAAACGGTACTGTTATTGATGTACTACTTAGATCTTTAATTGTTAGTCCTATAAACTATAATGATTTATTGGTTGGCGATAAAAATGCAATAATGATAGCTGCAAGAGTATTGGCATACGGTAAAGATTACGAGGTTGAATTAACTAATCCTAAAACTGGACATATACAAAAGGAAAATATAGACTTAACATTATTTTCAAATACAAAATTTGACGAATCAAACTTTGAAGAAGGATCTAATAAATTTTCATTTGAATTACCAGCATCTAAAAGAATGCTTGAATTTAAGCTTTTAACACACGGTGATGATAAAAAGATAGCTGATTCTATAAAGGCAGCTAAAAAAGCATCAAACAGAATATCCGGTGTGACTCCTGAGCTAAGCACTAGACTAAAGCATATGATATTATCTGTAGATGGCGAAACAGATAGAATAAAAATATCTAAGTTTGTAGATAACGAATTTTTATCTAGAGACTCTATTGAATTTAGATCAAAGGTAAAATTAGTATCTCCAGATATAGACCTTACATATTCTTATTATGGGGAAGATGACGGAGAAGAGCATGAAGTTGCTCTCCCAATGACCGTTAAGTTTTTTTGGCCTGGGTCCTAACTATAGGGCCATTCTACACAAGCTATTATTTGATATGGCATATTACTCACAAGGGGGATTCACTTGGTCTGACCTTTACACAATGCCTGTACACCTTAGAAGGTTTTACCTTGATAAATTAACAGAAGTTAAAAAGAAAGAGCGCGAAGAGGCAGAAAAACAAAACAAAAAATCTACTCCACGAATGCCTCGAAAGAGATAATAACTCTAACTTTCTGATATTTATATATGATAAACTATGAAAATCAGGAGACAATAAATGACTGAAAAAGAACTTCGAAACCAAATTAGAAAAGAAGTACGCGAAACCTTATCGGAAGAAAATATTATTACTAAAGTTTTAGGTAAACTTTTTGACGGTATGACTGTTGCTGCTCAAAAAAGAGCTTTAAAAAAATTAGCAAAAAGCGATTTTTACAAAGATATACAATCAATAAAAGGTTCAACTGCAACTAAAAATCAATTAGATATACTAAAAAATCTTTAATAATATTCTATGGCAAAATTCGACGAAATAAAAAAGGCTAATGATGAGCAAAAAAGACTTAACAAGTCTTTAGATGCAGCTGTTCTTCGTGTCGAAACCATGGAAAAAAATTATGCTAAATTTTCTGATAAAAGAGCAAAAGAAGCAAAAGAGTATAAAAAACAGCTGGACGCAGCAATCAAAGCTCTTACAACAATCAACGAAAAAGTTGAAACTCAAAAAGAAAATTTAGACGAAACAGTTGAGCTATACAAAAAAACGCTAAAAACATCTAATAATATATTAGATTCAGAAACAAAACGAGCAAAGTTTCAAAAAGAAAATAAAATAATAGCTGAAACTTTGTCTGGAATAGACAATTCTGCTATAATGGCTTCAAAAGCAAAAGAAGCTT